GGGTCAGGCTCTACAGATAGAGATGGCTTTAGAGCAGACTCGTGAGTTTGAGAAAGAGCTTCAGATGTTGTTCATGCAATCAGGAAAGATTGATGTTTGGAACAAGATCAAAGAGAGAGCACAGTTAATGGATGTTGAGGATGCTCACGCTGCCAGACAAGCTAAAGCAGATGCTAAGAAGAAGAAAGAAGAACAAGATGAACAGATGGCTATCGTAATAGGAGCATTTGTTTTAATACTTTTGTTTTTAGGTGTTGCAATTGGAGTATCTGAATTCCAAGAGTATTGCCAAAAAGTAAGGTGTGGTCGATGAATGAGTATCAGAAGACCTTTGATTTGGCATTAAGAATCATTGTGTATGGTTTGGTTGCACTGTATTTTCTTGGGTTTCTACGTTTTCTTCCTGACGATTTGTCTGACAGAATTGTTAATCTTCTACTCGGAAAGGTTGGACTTGGAAAATGAGATATCTGTTGCTTCTTTTACTATTAACTGGATGCGAAGATAAATACAGATATTTTTGTCAGAATCCTGATAACTTTGTCCATGCGAACTGTCAGAAGCCTAAGTGTCTGTTTACCCAGACTTGTCCTGAATACTTGGTAGCTCCAATTCTTGAGAAAAAGGTTAATGATGTCCCAGAAAACAAGACCAACAATTGAAGAAGTAGAAACCTATGTGTGGGGATTTGTGGTCGTCATGGTCACATTGATTCTCTGTTTCATTGTTGTTGCTTTGCTCTATTCTGTGACGTTTGTGACTCAGCCAATCAAGAGTATGGCCCCGATTGATATGGCCTACACCAAGATGCTGAACGACATCGTTCTACTGATTGTGGGTGGTATCGGTGGTGTTATCGGTAAGAAGGGTGTTGGAAGCGCTTTAAACGCCATCCAAGGCACTCCAACGCCTCCTCCTAGCCCTACACCGCCTCAACCGCCCCCTGTGGCTCAAAACACTTGGACTTCCACATCACCCGCACCCAACTGGTTGAACTTTAAGAATCCTGATTTGGATGAATCTTGGACACCTCCCCCTCCTCCAACTACTCCACCAGATTTGCTAGAACCAGATTACGAGCGTGAACAGTTGGCTATGGCTAGAAAAGAGGTTGGATAATGTTTGGCATACCATTACCTTGGATACTTGTTGGTTTGTGCATAACTCTGTTTGGGACTTACCGAGGTGGTTATCACTTTGGTTGGTCAGACAGAGATAAAGAGATGCAGATTGAGATTGCTAGGAAGAACGAAGAATCTCGTCAAACAGAACAGAAACTTAATGAGCAATTAAACACTACTGCTAGTAAACTTTTGGAGGTTAACAATGTTGTCAATCAGAAACAATCTGCTTTGGATAGTGCTATTAGGGCTGGTAGGGTGCGGATCAGCTCCCCAAGTTGCGTACAAGCCCCCACAAGTCCCTCCGTTGCCCCCACAGATACAAAAGCAACCAGTCAACCTGACAGAGCGCCTGACACAGCTTCTGATGCCGAGCGAGCAACCCTCCAAGCCATCGCAGAAATAGTCGCTCAAGGTGATCGCAATACTGCTGCACTTAATGCTTGTGTAGACTCATATAACCAGATGAGAGACTTGTTGAATGTTAAGGCGAACTAGGATGGTAGACTTTTTTAGCATTAAGGTAAGCTAAATGAGCATTTTCTGGAGTAGAAAAAACACCAATGTAAATGGTTTTACTATTTACGCTAATGGAGGCTTGCCATTTGGCGGATTTTCTATTCCAACAAACACCTCTAAATCCACTTTTGTTTCTTTTATTTATGTTTTGTTGATTATGCGAATTTTGTTGTTGCGTTACTACACGCAAATTCTGAATTCTGTTGTCAGAACGATTCCCATTTATATGGTCAATGTGTCCTTTTGGAAGTTCTCCATGCACGATTGCCCAAATGAGCCGATGCGCTTTATAAATTTTTCCGTTAAAAAAAGCCACCACATACCCATGTACATCCATAGAATTTGCGGCTTTATTAGTTCGTGTTCTTGTCAAAACACCAGATTCGCAATCGTAAGTAAAAGATTGGCGAAGATTGTTAAAATCAAAATTGTTCATATTGTTGCACCTCTATGCAATAGTTTGAAAAGTGACGGCTCGGTGTTGACGCATCGGGCCGTTGCGCTATCTTAACAGGAATAAATTATGTCTGTAAACGCTGAACAACTCAAACAACTTCACATTGGCTCTGAGTGGTTGGATGGTTTAAACGAGACATTTGCTCGTTTTGACATCATGAATCCCCTTAGAAAGGCGGCTTTCATTGGTCAATGTGGTCACGAGTGTGGGAATTTTAAGATTCTTGAGGAGAATTTAAATTATCGTGCTGAAACACTAATGAAGTTGTGGAAGTCTAGGTTTCCAACTATAGAAATTGCTAACGAGTATGCAAGAAATCCTAAGAAAATTGCCAATAAAGTTTATGCGTCCAGAATGGGTAACAGGGATGAATCGTCTGGAGATGGCTATCGCTTTCGTGGTCGTGGGTGTATTCAACTTACTGGTCATGCTAATTATTTTCATGCTGGCAACGCTTGTGGTGAAGACTTTGTTATGAATCCTGACCTAGTGGCTACGCCTCGCTATGCCGCTATGACTGCGGGTTGGTTTTGGGAAACCCATAAGTTAAACCAGTATGCTGATTCTCGTGACTATAAAACCATGACTAAGAAAATCAATGGTGGCTTTATAGGTTTGGCAGACAGAGAAAAACACATCAACCATGCTCTCTCCGTCCTTACTGCTTAACGCTTCATATTTCTAACGAATGCTGCGAAGGATTGTGCAGTATCTCCGAATGGCATCTTGTCTATTTCTCTAGCAACTTCTTCTAATACAAAGTTTCTTTGGGATGGAGATACATAGATATCAAAGTGATAGGGTTGACCCATCTCTTTTAGTATCTGTTTACCAAGGTTAGATTGTTTTTCTACTTGGTTAAAGGCTTCATCTTCTTCTTTTGTCCATTCAGTCATTTTTGCTCCTTAGTGCGGCTTCAATAGCAACCCAACAATCTTCTAAGTCTTCCAAGCCTTCTACTGCTTCTTGGAATTCTTTTTTAGTCAGCCCAACCCATGTGCGATGTGATGAGGCTGAATACATCTTGTCTCCAAGTGATGGGAAAACTCCATCAGCCCATTCAATACGTCCCCAGTTTCCAATGGTTGCAACAAGAAAACGCTCTTGCTTTGGCTTCAACGCTTCTTTAGTCATGTCTTCACCTGTAGTGATTTAGGAATGTATATACAAGCCTTATCCTTACTGTTTACGCAAGAAACATGGATCACATCTCTCAATCCATTGCGTTTACAGTTTGCACACTTGGCATCAGGCTCTTTTGGTAAACAACCAATCAGTTTAAACACGCTCATCTCACCCTCCCAACCTTCTCTGGTGGAGGAGGAAGCATCTTCTCTGAAGGTGGAGTCCATCCATACTTTTTCCACAGTGCTTGGACATCCGATCCTGATTCCCACTTAAAGTCTTTAGTAGGAATAGAGGGATAGCTTATCTTTGAATATGGTGGTTTTTCTATCATACTGACCACTCACGTTCATTTCTGCCAGAATTTGATTTAACTGTTTTACCAGTAAGGTGGATTAGACCAATCTTTTGCATCTCGTTTAAACGTCTTGCAACTTGATTTCCATCTAGGTTGGTCAATGAGGCTATCCCATCTTTTCCAAGCGCACCATGAGCCTGTAAACACTCCAAGATGATCTGGTAATGCAGAGAGACAATTGGCTTGATTGCCTCTGCTGCCTCAAATGAGGTTACTGGGTCTGTTGTTCTAACTCGTGGAAAGTTAGGAAACATACTGTCAAAATACTTTTTATAGTCCATTATTCACTCCTATTAGGTGGGTACTCGCTGCGTCCAAGTTCGTCCGACAGAATTGTCGCAAGGCATCCGCTTTCCCCAAGAAAAGTTTATCAGAAAGGAAGATCGCTATCATCAAAGTTGGTAGCCTTAGATCGCTCTGAAGGCTTCGCTTTGTACTCTTCCTTGGGTGATACTGCTAAACCCATGAATTTGCCTGATTTACCCTCTTTTATCCAAGCTGATAGCCAGTAATCCTGACCGCCTACTGTGATATTTCCCTTGTAATCAGGGTGGTTTGGTGTTTCTTTCTTGTCGTTGCGGAACAAAACACCACTGTTATCTTTCTTTTCCATTACATTTCCTTCGCTTTCTTTAACGCACTTCTTACTTTACTGGGAAGGAGTGTCCATAAGGCGATCTTTTGTTCTGCATCAAGGTTCTCTCCTTCCAACTTATCCCAAGCTGCCTTGGGGTCACCTTGCTCACACATGGCAATCAAATCGACTGCCATTTCTTGCAAGTACTGTAATTCCTCTTGAGGAATGTTGTCTATTGCACCCTGAGTAGGTGTGATAACGACTGATCTACCCTCTTCTGGGAGGTCTTCACCAGCGTAAATATAGAGTCCTAGTCCATGCAAGCTCAGAGCCTTGGTCATACAACGCATGATGGCAGTGTTTACTGCAAAAGCATCAGGATTAGGTATTGCCTTGTTCCGATAGTCCATCACAGGCAGTTGGCAGGTCATTGGTTTGCCAAACATGGTAGCCGTAACGAACACCATTGCTGTGCCATTGATCTCCATAAAACACTTGTCACCAAACATCTCTACCTTGTAGGAGGCTGTAGGATCGGCTTTAAGAGCCTCTGCCCATGCCCAAGCCCATGACAGGTATGACAGGTTGTTTTTTTTCTCAACGTGCTCATTGACGTTCTTTTTAAGTAATACTTCTATTGACATATTCACTCCTTTAAAAATTCTCGTTTAACTCTTGATCGATAATTTGTGTTTGTTGGTCAAGGTCTAATTCCTTGAACTCAATGAAGTCTGCTTCTTGGCAACAAACTATTCTGTTTCCCTTGGTTGTCAAGCAATAAGGACAGTATTTAATGTCAGAAAACTCTTCCACATAGGTTTGAAATAGTGATTTCATGTGAGCCTATCGAAAGCCATTTCCCACAGAACATCAGAGGCCAGATCATTGAGTCTTTCCAACTCATCGTCTGTCAAAGGTGTTCCATCTTCATAACAACCATTTGAGAAGTAAGCATCAGAGAAATCTGGATAATCTCTTGAATCTACTCCATCTACTTCTAGGTCTATGACCTTTTTTCCATTAAGCATTGGCATTATTCGCCCCTTGCTTTGAGCATTGCATCTGCCAGTTGATAGGTACGACTGGCTACTATTTCTCTTTCAATCTGATTCCAAAAAAAATCTTGTTCATCTTTTTTAAAATCATGCTTAACCATTTGCATAGCAGTTTGAATTGACTGTGCGGCAAAGTAATCACGCAAGGTCATGCCTTGTTCGGTAATGTGTTCTACACCCGCTGGTGCAGGAAACGCTGGTTGGTTCATATTCACTCCTGTTAGTTTATTAAAATGTGGGTTATTTACTGCCCACACCCATAATGTGCCACAGCTTTTTAGCCTTTTATATAGGTGTTTACACCTAGTGACATCACTTTTTTATCATGCTAGGCTACTCGTATGAACATCGAACAAATTGAACAAACCTGTGCCGAAATCTTGCTTGAGTATGCTCAAACAATGGTTGGCGCTTATGTATCCGAACCAGAGGACTTTTCTGCTTCTGTCACAGCATTGCTTGCCAGGACTTTGGAAATCCATCTAGATCGTGAAATAAACATTAAAAAACTTCTTGACAACAAGCAAAGGTGTGTATAATCCAAATCGTCTGAGTGGCATCAGGCGATGAAAATACTATAGAACCCCATAGATTCCTGTGTGGTCTTGCCTGACAACAGGCGAACTTTTGAGTATTTTCAATCGTTTGTTGTTGCTCTCGCCAAGAGCCAAGACCACAGAGTGATTTATGGGGTTTTTGCATTTGGGGACTGATTGGATTGCAGACCAAAGTTCGCTGCAAATAAAGTAGGACTCAGAACCTAGCCATAAGAGACTGGACACAGGTAGACCGCTCGTAAGGCCGCCGTAACTGTGTTGAGAGGCAACGGGGGAACTATCCCAAGCCAAGCCCACATGAGTGACCCTTAATTGGGATGCAGGAACGGGCAGATAGGACGCTCTGAGGCGTGTAATCCTGCAAGCTATGCAATCAGTAAGGTATAGCCCAATGTCAGTCCCAGACTTGTCTGAAACTAGCATAGGTACTCACTAATCTTGTTAACTCAGGATTAGGTGAGTATTTGCCAATTAGAACCCGACTGAACTGAACTAGCATATATAGGGAAAGTACTGATTAACAAATATGGAGAAGTTGTTTATTGTTATGGATCATTTAAAAAAGGATGGACATGGACAACTTTGAGAGGTTTTGGGCAATATGGCCTAAATCATTCAGAAAAGGCGGTAAGTCTGCCTGTAGAGTGAAATGGAAGAAGTTTTATTGTGATACCTGTGCAGATCAGATCATCAAGCACATAGAGTGGATGAAAACAACCGATGCATGGCGAAAAGACGATGGTGCTTTCATTCCCGCACCTTTGGTCTATCTGAACCAACAAAGATGGGATGGGGCTGAGATTCCTGAATCATTCGGGATCAAAGTTGAAGTGCAAATTGATCCTGCCCTTGCCAAGATTGATGCTGACAGAAAAAAAGCCGTTCCTATGCCTGAACACATCCGATTAGCAATGGCTGAACTAAGGAGTAAATCATGAAGTTTCGCAAAGCAAACCCAGTTGAGTTTTATGTATCCACTGCTGGTTATTTGGTTTTCAAAAACTACTCAATCACAATTGCATTGACTCCAGATCAAACCAAGATGCTACAAGATCAACTTGCAGAGATTATTGAATTGCAAGATCAACATTGGACAGGAATTGAAGAGGAATAAATGATGAACAAGATTGAATTTGGTGATTGCAGAGAGATTATGCGTAAATGGGCATCACAAGGCGTTAAGGCTCAAACTTGTATAACAAGCCCACCCTATTATGGGTTGCGAGACTATGGGACTGCTAAGTGGGAGGGAGGAGATTCTGACTGTGAGCACTCTATCTCAATGCCTACCAAGTGGAATGATCCCAAGCGAGGAACTAATGTTCTGCGACCAGAGGTAGGACATAGAGGAGGATCATCCTCAAACTGCCACCTCTGCGGTGCTAAACGCATTGATGAGCAAATAGGATTAGAAGATACCCCTGATGACTACATCAAAAACATGGTTGAAGTGTTCCGATGTGTTTGGGATGTTCTGGAAGACGATGGCACTTTATGGGTCAACATTGGTGACAGCTATTGCAACAGCAATGGTTTTGCCAGAGCAAGCCCTGAGTATCAGCGTGAGGGAAGAAACAATATGCCAGCCAATGATAGGAAGCTGGACAAGCTACACGCTACTGGTTTGAAAACAAAAGACCTTATTGGTATACCTTGGATGCTTGCATTTGCTTTAAGGGCTGATGGTTGGTATTTGCGTCAGGACATTGTTTGGAGTAAACCTAACCCTATGCCTGAGAGTGTCCAAGATCGTTGTACTAAAGCACATGAGTACATTTTCCTGTTAAGCAAATCTCATAAATACCATTTCGATCATGTTGCGATCAAAGAACCTATGAAGGGTGAGCCTGAAGCTAGAGATAAAAATGCTGAAGGTTATCAAGCTGATTACTCTAAAGGAGATAGGTTTAGCAAAGGAGAGAGGGTTTTTGGTGCTGATGGCATGGCAAACAAGAGAAGTGTTTGGACTGTTAACACAAAACCATATTCAGGAGCGCACTTTGCGGTTTTCCCAACAGAGTTGATAGAGCCGTGCATCCTTGCTGGTGCACCAGTTGGAGGAATCGTTCTTGATCCATTCATGGGAAGCGGAACTACTGCACAAGTAGCCCAAGACCTTGGAAGGCAATATTTAGGATGCGAGTTGAATCCTGACTATGGAAAACTTCAGAAGAAACGTACAGCACAGACCTCATTGGATTTCGCATGAACTACTTTGAAGCAATGAGACTACTGGACAAGGTAAAGGAAGGCGTACCTTACCCACTACATCTGATAAACAAAGCATTGGAGCTTACTGGTGACTTGGAGCAGACGTAACACAGAGAACCCAAGCGATAGAGTAATCCTTGAACAAGCAGAAGCAAGGGAACTCTACCGCAACTGGGAGTGGTCAAAGAATCGTGATCTCATCAGGGCGAGGCTTGAGAGGGCAGAAAGAATCTATGGTACGGGTGCGAGAGATCGAATCCGAGAATACATGAACAGAATGAGAGATGGGACACTTCTATGACTTTTATGATAACTTTTAAAGTAGACGCTAACCCTGTTGGCAAACAAAGGGCTAGATACGTCAAGAGGGGAAACTTTGTCCAAACTTACACCCCCGAGAAAACAAGAACCTATGAAACTTTAATCAGAGATGCCGCATTAGAAGCTATGGGCAGTAGCGAACCATTGGAAACCCCTGTAACGTTATACCTGTACATCCGCATCCCAATCCCCAAGTCTTACTCAAAGAAAAGAGCACAAGACTGTTTAAACGGCTTGGAGAAACCTATCCGCAAGCCCGATGGAAGTAACATACTCAAGAGCGTTGAGGATGGCATGAACTCAATTGTTTACAAGGATGATTCGCAGATCGTTAACATTCACCTTACCAAAGTTTACTCATCTGAAGCAGGAGTAGATATTTGCGTAAAAGAGTGCTTGGATTAGGGTAAGTCCCTATTCAAAACATTCCAAAACAGGAATAACATTTAATTTTTAACAGGAGTTACATCATGGAATCAACTTGGGAATTTGACACAACAGTAGGTGCTGGTAGTGAAGTGGTCACTATCGTTTACGAGTATTCCTCAGACGAGGATGGGACATATAACGAGTCCATTAAAGAGGTTTGGTTTGAAACACGCAATGTCATTGGGCTTTTCTCTGACGAACAATTCAAAGAACTAGAAATCGAGGCGGCAATGCGTTTTCAACATCACAAGCTGAACTACAAGTTGGAAGACGTATGAGGAAGCGAACCATTCGCAAGCAGTGGGCATTGCTAAACCCAATACCCCATGCTATCGAAGGCGCTTCTATCACCCAAAGAGACAAACTGGATAAGCTACGAATGATGGAATATTCAGCACTAGAAGCCATGACCAAGGGAAACGGAACAATCCACGAT